CACGTTGGCGAACTTCGAAAGCAGTCTCCTGAATGATGCCATGACGATCCGCCATCAGATCGCGAACAAGCATCCGTGTGACATCAGCCGACTGGTCCGTTGTGTCGTTCTGCATAAAGAGGGGCTGTCTAATAGCCATCAGTTACCCCACGTCGCGTCTGACCAAGTGATTGTAAAGGTACTCGTTGTAATTGGCACATCAACTGAACTGTAGTGAATCGTCAAGATGTCAGGCGAGGGTGGAATCGTGAACCACCGTGAGCCGGGGACTAAGAACGTTCTACGCGACTGACCACCAAGTGTGATTGACCTTCTGCGAGAGTCCAAGATCAAAGTTTCACCAGCGATCAAGGTCAAGCCATGGAATCGCAGAAAGAAGGTCTCGGACGTGTTTGGGTTCGTAGCTTCGATCTCTGGATCAGTTACCGGGCCAGTGATCATGCCTTCCCAGTGTGCAGGAGCATCACCTTCATTCTGCACCTCAACGCTGTTAGACGAACCTGCGCCGAAGTCGAGAGGGAACTGGAGCGGGAAGTCCAAGCCACCGCCAGGCGAAGGTAGAGATGCAATTTCAGTTTTCGCCTCGTGATGATAGTGTCTCGGGTCAGAACACTCGAACCGTACAGTCAGATGTGGATACTTGAGCGCGTACCTACGATCGAAAGGCCAGTTCAGCCCTGTCGGTCTACAGTTAATGAAACGCTTCTCCATGAACGGAACCTGGTACACGAACGGGATCTCGTTACTCGGGTGAGAACGAATTGCGAAGGCGTGAGACACTTGGTGTCTCAGCTCCATGTATATCTCGTCGAAGTCAGAACCTTGGATGTTCATCTCGACTGTAAACGTTCGAGACGTAGCATAGTGCCGTCCTCTGACACCGCCGTGCATACCGAAGGCGTCTTCCGTAGACGATCGCACTGCAGAGTAACCCATCAAGCCGTCAATCGACTCGACGTCGAAGAAGGTGTCCACACCGAACAGAAAACCGTTGTACTCATACTGGTAATCTGCGACTACAAGTTCACCAGCCATCACACACCTGCCACTTTAGTGCGTGCCCACCAATCGAAGTCATCAGTTGCGCCCTCACTACCGAAGGTTACGTCACCATAGAAGTTGAACGTGGCACCCCTATTCACTGTACTTTGAGCAGCGCCGCCACTTCCTACACTGCGAATCATAGAAGCGATCCCAGCAGGCGCAACCATCTCACCTCTATGCAAGAACGCAAGCTGATCACGCAACAGGTTCCACGCGCCTGACTTGTAGAAGGACAAGTGCACGTGGTCCGTGTGAGGACTTGGACCACGATAACCACGCGGCTGCCAGCCACCAGTCTTGGTTGCTATCTCACGATTCCAGATCCAGTACTTGGCTCCCGCCATTCCCCTGAACGTGCGAATGATCATCTGGGCGATCGTACCGTTGGTAGTCATCAGGTCGAGGGCCTTGCCCTTGGGGTGATCGGAGCCGGGCACCGAGCCTTTAGCCCGCCAACCGCCGATCGTCATCCCAGGGAACATATTTCGGAACAAGGTCATTGCTTGCTTGGCAAACCCGACAAGACCTCGAGATGAACCACTACCGCCGCTAGTGAACAAGTCGCCTAAGAAGTCGAGCACTTGACCTGGAGAGAAGAACCAAGCCGAGAACAAATCAGTGATACTAACGCCTATTCCCTTGAGCCAGCTCAGTGCCGCACTGGACCCACTCTTCAAGCCGTCCAAGAGGCCCTTCATAATCGCTTGGCCAGCAGGCCTCAACATCTTCTTGTCAACTGAAATAGGACCCTTGTGGTCCTTGATCCACTTCGGGATGCCAAGGAACCAGTTCTTGATATCCTCCCAGATATCCTTGAGGCCGTCCCACAAACCTTGGATGATCGCCTTACCACTTTCAAAGATCCACTTACCGGCACCGACGAAGAAGTCCTTGACAGCGAACGGCAAGAATCGGAACCATCCAATGACAAGCAACCAGATGTTCTTGATACCATCCCACAAACCCGTAACGATCGCCTTGCCACCTGCAACCAACCATGTAATGGCGTTCGAGAAGATCGCAATTATGGTGTCCTTGAACGCTCGGATGAAAGCGATGATCTGGTTGATGAAGAACTGGATCGTGGCCCAGATCAGATCCCACGCGGCTCCCAGGATGTTCTTGATGTTTGTCCACGCCTCATCCCAGTCACCCTGAATGATGTTCATGACGAGCTGGATGAGATTTGAAACGAGCTTGATCATGTTTGAAACAACTTCAACCATTGTGTTCCAAACATTCTTCAGGACGTCACCGATCAATCTCCACGCGACATCCCAGATGTCGCGAATGAAGTCCATACCACTACTAATGGTGGCCTTGAAGAAGGCGACCCCGACTTCGATTATGTTCTTGACATTCTCGAAGACGACACTGACTAGTGGTGCAAGGAATCCCCAACCGATATCCCAGACTACCCTAAGGAAGTCCATCGCAGCCGAAACGAGGCCCTTAATGATGTTGAACATCGCAGTGACAATAGCCACCACAATCTTCAACTCCAGCTCGATATAACTCCTGATGAAGTCAATACCGGCTTTGACTACATCACTGATGAATCCCCACGCAGCACGTACTGGCGTATCGAAGAATCCCCAGACAGCGTTCCATACGTTACGCAAGTGATCAAGCGTCTCGAGGATCTCTTCCGAAACATCGTTCCATGCGTTCTTGAGCTCTTCCCAAATCTTTGACAGGCCTGGACCGAGCGTCTTCTCAAACCAACCCCACGCATCTTTGAAAGCTCCGACAACATCGTTCCACGCTTCTTGAACGGCTTCCCAAACGTCTAGCGCTACCTGCCAGGCAGCTGCAAAGACGTCCTGCAGGAACATTGCGAAGTCCCTGAGGGTGCCAAAGACGGTGTCTACGGCATCGTTGAGAGTGTGCCAGATCCCGACGGCGTTACGAGACAGCCAGTCCCAGAAGTCCTGCATCACCTGCCATGCGACAGACGCCTGGTCCTTGATGAACGACCAGGTAGCAGCAGCAGCCTTCTTGATTGTATCCCAGTGCTTGACAAGTAGGATACCAATTGCAACTAAAGCGGCAATAACAAGGATGACAGTACCGACTATCAAGCCGAGCGTGACAAGACCGATACCCATAGCAGCAAAAGCTGCCTTGATCATTATCACAATACCAACGACTGTCAGTACGACGCCAATGAGTGTAATGAACGCTGTTGCAAATGCAGCGATCTTGATGATCCAGCCTCGAGTGCCCTCACTGAGGCTATTCCACGCGTTGAACACCTTCAGGATGATTTCCATCAGCTTGATCTTCACGGGCAGAAGTTCATTGCCGATTTCCGTCTTTAGGATGTCGTACTTGTTCGCTAGCAGCTGCGCCTTCATCGCAGGTGTGTCGAACATCGTTTCGTATGCGATACCCAACGACCCTGCTGAGGTCCGCATGTCGTTGGTGAGCTTGCCGAACTGCTCAAAGTTCGGAATAGCAATATCGAAGAACCGACGAGCTTGGATGGTGCCCTGTCCAAAGATTTCCTTGAACAGTTCCTTTCGCTGGGGCTCAGTCATCTTTGCCCAGCCCTCGTTGTTCGCAAGCTGGCGAATGATATCGTCCATCTGAAGGAACCGTCCAGATGCATCGCGAACAGTAATGCCGAGAGCTTCCAGCTTCTTGAACCGCTTAGGATCTGCGAACAGCTCCATTGCACGTGCTGCGGACGTAGCTGCCATCTGAGTCGACAGACCGTTCCTTGTCAGGAAGGCCATCATACCAGCAAGTGTCTCGAACGTTTGCCCCGCAGCGACGGATGGAGGAATCGCTCGACCAATAGAGGTCGCGAACTCGTGATAGGTACCAACACCCTTTCGAACGAGTTCGAACATGACGTCGTTGACTTTGTTGACTTCTGAGGCTTCCAATCTCCACGCATTCAGAATGGAGATCGTAGCACGCCCAGCAGTCCTGACGTCAGTCTGCCCAGCAACGGCTGCTCGCGAGAACTCCGCAAGCAGCATCTCGGACTCTTTGACACTGACATCCATCGACGAGAAGATGTCGAACAGAGATGCCTGCATCTGGTCGAACGGGACCGGGATCTTGCCTGCTACCCTCTTACCGATCTCCTCCAGCTCCTCAACTTTGACACCCGCTTTGTCAACTTGAGTGAGAGTGAGAGCCGCCTCCCGGTTATATTGTATGGCTGCATTGGTAGCACTATTGAAGAACGAAAGCCCAGCAGCTCCAATAGCGCCTAAGCCCACACCGACTGCCGTCAGTGCAGCACCAATGCCCATCCACTTCTTCTGAGTATCGAGCGCAGTCCCTGAAAGGATTGCGAAGTTCGTCCCGACCTCACGCAGCACGCGAGAAGCTACATCACGTGCGCGTATGACCAGGAGAATCTCTCGAGTACTCAGAGCCACTATCGAACCTTTGCGCGTTGAGCCGCTTCTTGTGCCTGTTTATTTTCCTTGTCCGCCGCCTCTGACAGCGCGGCTATCACGATGCTCAGCCCGTGTACTATGTAGCTATCCTGGTCGAACAAACCTCCTGCTCGTGGCAAGACACTGTAGTTAGAACAAAGAGCGTGTAACTGAAGGAAGAACGCGACCTCCGAGTCAGGCGCTTGTCCCTTTACGGGGAGGAGGACGTAGCTTCTGACTCGGTCTTCAAGTTTCCCTCCGGATTCTCACCCTCCGCGTCTTCGTCCTCGAAGTTGTTCATGTCATTGATTAAGTTCTGGATTTCCTCGCCGATGCGAGGGTCGAGAAGATCCAGAGTCGTTCCGACTTGGAAGTTCAAGACAGCACCAGAATCGTCCTCGAGGTTGTGCTCAACAATGCAGTGCCTGAATTCCCACTCCGCAGTGAGCCGAGAGAGCATCTTGACGTCAACCTCAGCATTGACGTCTTGCCTAGAACGGGCGCGCCGCTGAGCTCGGTTCCCGTTTTGCTCGACCTCGCGGATGACCTGCTTGGTGGCCATCTCTTGGCGCTCGAGCTTCTGACCCCAAGTCAGACGCCGAAGAGTGACAAAGCCACCCTTGACGGACTTGAGATCGAATCGCTCTGGTGCTAGTGAAACTGTTGCTTTGACCATCTTGGGCTTGGTCCTTTCATGGTTTACTTAGACTCGAGTTAGACTTTCAAGAGCCCTATGGGAGCTCCAAGCGCGTCAAACAAGTCTACACTGAGTCTAAGCGGGTTAGACTTCATATAGACTCGCTCCCGTGCCTCGAGTTTCACAGGGCTAACCTCTACGGTTCCAACGTGTCATCGGTGCTGGAGTCCAGCCCAGCGGATCCCAGAAGAATCCGAGCGCAAGAAATACAGCACCGAACCAGCCGAGGTTGATGTCCGTGCTCTCGACCCAGCCCGTTGCTGGGCCGATGAGCCAGATCACTGCTGCTACTAGAAAGAACATTCCTGCCCCTTACGGTAGCGTGACGTTCTCTTGGGTCTTGACGGTAATCGTGTACTCAGGGTCGACACCCGAGCGAACACAGGTGTACTCGATGTTCGCTCGCGTCAGGTCACCTTGTGATGCCAGACCGATCGAGTACGAGTTCTTGAACACACCGGGCGTGAGGAAGTTGATCGAGTTGTTCGCACCCTTTGATGCCAACACGTTGATCGACTGCGCCGTGACTGCCTTGTATGCATCGAACTCTGTACGCGTGAGGAAGTCACGCTGTAGAGACATCGACACCGATCGCTCACCGAAGCGAGCGAACTCAGCACCGTGATCGCCGCGCATCCGGAACTCGGGTGTTGCGTTGTCTTCGATAGACAGTGAGAAGGACTCAAGGTCCACCGACTCGAACTGTGCCGTGGGAGAACCAGTCGGGATCTCGACGGTATACTCACCAGGACCGAACGGCGACGTGGTAGGCCACGTCGGAGTCGGAGTGGCCTGCGACGCTTCGTTCGCACCAACGACGGTACTACGAGCGATCAGCATACCACTGTCCATCGTGAACTCCGCGGAGCCAACGATACACCCAGTGAAGCCGAACACCTGGTCGCCACGGACCACGGTGATTGACAACGACTTGGGAGGCAGCGCTGAGTTGCCGGGAGTAAAGGTGTATGTGAAGTTCGGCATCGTACCGGACTTCACTGGAGTCGTACGCATCGCCGCCAGAAGGTAGATGATGGTATCGTCTAGAACCTCGATCTCGAGGTCGCCAGCAACGTGCATGTTGCCCTTGACAATACCCACCAAACCAGCGGTGTCAGCTCTGATGACACGACGCTCGATCAGTTCCTGGTCGGTCTCGAGAGTCTCGGACCGCACGGGAATGAACTTGGTCGGTGCCACATACGTGCCGTAAGTTGTCTCGAAGGCCACTCCGAGGAACCCGGCAGCGTTGAGCATCGGGACGGTTGCCATTTACTTCTGCTCCTCCTTGGGTGCACCTGTCGTCGGCTCGGTGTCAGCAAGAGGAAGTTCATCCGCTTCAGGCGCGCTCGGCGCTTGACTTGCTAACTCTTCGGGGTCGAGGGGTGCGAGTGCCTCCTTGACTGCTCTGACTCTGGCTTGCTCACCATCGACAGTCGGCAGCTTCCGGCTCTTGGGAACCGGAGTCCCGACTTCGATGGTCTCGCCATCAGGGACAGCGGCCACGTTTTTGTAGACGGTCCCATTCACGAACCAGTCAGGGACACCAGCGATTGTGATTTCCACAACCGAGTCCTTGGGCCGGTTCTCGACGTGTACGACTAGTGTTCCTGACATCATGCCTCCAACAGGGGCGTCATTGTAGTGCCTGTCCAGATGAGTCGGTTACAACGCATTAGCTTGTCAGCCAGGAGCCTGTAACCGAACTCGAGGCGTCTTACGTGTCCGTGGATTATAGTTCCACCGAATTGCGTTCCGCCCCCCACCTGAGGAGCCATGCTCTCCCGGTTGAGAGACTTCGCGACGTCCTCCGAGATCACATCAAGCACTTCTTGAATCGTCTGCGTACCTTCGATGCTCGTGTGGTAAAGGAGAATTGCGATCTGGAAAGTGTTGGTAGTACCTACTTGCGTAGTACGCAGCTCGCGATCGGTGATCGCAGGCTCTACGCAAGCAACTGGACTAGTAGGGATTCTGGCTTGGTCTCCATAGAAGACCGCCTTGAGACCCAGTGAGCTAGCATTCAGTTCAAGGTGTTCGACGATCTTGTTCGCAATGACCGATCCGCGAGGGGTGGGAGGCATTACCGTCTCCTCGCGAAGAACCGAGCCAGCGCCCCAGCACCCACTCTGATGAATGCGCTCTTGACGAGGTTACCTTCAACCCAGCCATCGAAGATTTCTTCGATGCGCTCTTCGTCCTCTGGCTGCATCACGGCCCACTCACGTGCTGGAGTAGCGCCGTAACCGGCTTGATGAAAGAGACCGTAGTAAGCGTCACCGAGATTGCCAGAATCTAGATGCGCCGACTCTTCGTCAATTGACCAGACCTCAACAGAGCTTGCGGTCTCCATCAACATCCCTGTGAGGATCAGCGGCCTGCCGTCAGTACCTGCACGCTTGCTGTGAGACAGCGTTGTGTCCATTAACGGTTCCCACGCAGGTCGTCCACCAGCTTCAAAGTTCTCACGGATTGAAGGAGCCATCACAGTCTCTACCGCTTCCTGTAGAGGCTCTGATGGGTCCTCAAGTCCGTCGGCGAGCGTGTAGAAGTCACTCGCGACTATTGCGAACTCAGCTGCGCCTTCGATCTCAAGCACTAGAACACCATCTGACTGTCGAAGTGCCTAGCAGCACCTTCCGGATCGTGCGGGTCGTCTTCCCAGAGATCTGTTGCTTCCTGAGTTGGGAAGAACCCGACAGAGCTGGAAGCGGGTGCTGTGGGATCTGGATCTACGCCTGGTAGATCCAAACCTCCATTGATCAGTCCCTCGACGAGAACCTTAGCTCGGTTCTCGAGCCAGCCGGCGTAGTTCGCTACGCCGTCGTCTTCTGAGACCGCCTTGCGAAGAGTATACGAGGCCACCAGCATCGAGATGATCTGAACGATCATCGGAGGCGTGGTGACCTCGTCTACCCATGTTGAAGTGTCGTATCGCTGCTCGAGTGCAGACAGCACAAAGTTGGCCGCCAGGCCCTCTTGGACAGGGTCTAGCTGATCAACACCCACGTCATACTTGTGGATATTCAGCCATCCCTGTACCTGCTCGAGCAGGACGTGCACTTGGCCTACTTGTTGCTACCCGAGGACGATGACGCCTTCGTGGTGGGAGCTGACGACTTCTCAGCCTGCGCTCTCAGCTTAGCCGCAGCTTCCGCATCCTCTGGAGGAGGACTGGACTGCGCTGCGGTCTTGGCTGCAAGTTGGGCCTCGAGGTCGGCGATCTTCGCACGAAGTTCGTCGTTCTCTTCCATGGCTTCTTGCGCTTGCTCGCCCTGGGTCTTGGTCACGTCGTAGGTCGACGCTGCACCGATCTCCAGAAGGTGAGCGACACGCTCCTTGCTCATGCCCTCGAGCTTGTCGCCTGGCTCGTAGACGACAACATTGTTGTCGTCGTCGAGCTCTCGGATTTCGCTGTACGCGTAAACTGTTGCCATCAGTCCTCCATCAGACGTTCGGCGTCAGGGTGTCCTGGATCAAGTACCCCGCGATGGACTTGCTGAGGCTGTCCTTCGCGATGAACTTGTACTGGTACCGCCTGCTCACGCGAATGACGTCAGACTTCCGACGCTGCTCACGCCACCTCTCTGCGACCTGAGGCTGTCCGCCTGGGTACACCCAAGTGAACTCGTACATGAAGGCCGGAACCTTCAAGCCAGGTCGTCCGGGCACGTAGGCGATGACGACGCTCTCACCCCACAGGTACGCAAGCGACTCCGCCGTACCCATCGCTGCGGTGTTCATACCCATGCCCGGAACCGTCATGGCCGGGAGGTTGAACAGCGAGGCGATCAGGTCCTGTGAGACGATGCCTGCCTGGGAGTACTTGATGCGCTCCACGAAATCCGGATGGTCCTCGAGCTGCACCATCACCTGCCACGGGAAGACCCCGTAGTTCGGCTCGATGAACAGCCCGGAGTGGATCTTCAAGCGAGCTGCCTTCACGTCGCCGATAGGGTTCGACGTCGCATAGACATCCCACTGAAGGCCCGCACCCAGGTCGACGGAGTAGCCCGTCGCGTAGTTCGCGGGAGTCACCACGAGGTCGCGAAGGATGATCTCGCGCTGGAGAAGCACCTTGCTCGTCACGAGCTCCGTACCATCACGGTCTGGAGAAAGCGGCGAGTCAGCGTTCTCACGCTCCTCATCCGTCACCGCGATCTGCAGTGCGTGCTCCGTAGCGAAGTACGGCTCGGTCGCAACCGCTAGACCGGGGATCTCGTTGGCTTCCGTACCCGGCGCTCGAACGTCAGCACCCGGCTCGAGTGCCCACGCCTCACGACCGTGAACGTAGTAGATGTCCGACTGCTTGCGCACTCGAACGGACGGTGCCAGAGACTCGCCGACGCCGGTCGCGTTGGGGAACCCGACCGAGATGTTGGTGAGCGCCTGGTCGATGTGGACGTTGCCGCCACCTCTTGGATCGTAGACAGCCATATCAGAAGACTCCTGCCTGCGTGATGAGCACGTCGAGGTGCGCACCCACAACGTTGGGAGCTGCTGACACTGCGATGCCGAGGACCAAATCCGCAGCTGCAGCCGCTTCGACACCACCGTTGGCGCTTGTGGTCAGCACCTGTCCGGGGTTGATCGCCGTTGCGAGGCCGTTCACCGCTCGCGTGATACCCATGAGGCGCACGTCGACGACACGACCATTGGTCGCATCCGCCGCCGTCACTTCCTCCTGGCACACGCCGATGACCTGCTCGCCCTGAGCGTTGGCTACCGTGACAAGCGCCGCAGCTGTGGCCGAAACCTCAACGCATCGGTACTTACCGATGGCGCCGCCGGCCGTGAAGCCCTTGTCGAGGACGTAGTTGGATCCTGCCATGATCAGGCCTCCACCGCGATGTAGGAAGCTTCACGGTACTGCTGGAACAGGTCCGGATCGTTCGCGGCAACGACTTCGGTCGCGTCCGCGTAGGACAGGTTCTTGTCAGCGTCCATCAGCTTCTTGATCTCGCCTGCGAACTGGGTCACAGCGTCCTTGGCTGCCGGGCTCTGGCCACTGGCCGCCCCGTACTCGCCGAGACGCACGAGGCCACCTTCGCCGGTGATCAGCTTGAGTGTGTCCATGAGCTTGTCGCTCAGCTCCTTGGGGAGAATCACCAGGATCTCGGACAGACGCTGACTCACGACCGGCGAGAGGGCGTAGCGCTCGGAAGCCGTCTCGGTCAGCTGACGCTTGACCTCTGACATCCGGTTGCTCACCTCAAGAGTCCCAACCCGCTTCGCAAGCGATTCGCGGTCGGCGACCAGAGCCGCCACGACTGCGTTCTCGCCTGCGAGCGCCTTGAGCTCGCTTGCCATCGCGGGAGTCAGCTGAGGACCGGGTTCCGGCTCGCCTGTGGGCTGCTTCTCACCAGTAGGCGGAGTGGGCTCCTTCTCGGAGGTTCCACCGCTTCCAGCGAGCTTGCCCGTGACGGCCTTCTCGAGGTCCTCGTCCTTCGTCTCCGCAGTGAACTCGACCCCAGCGAGCCGAGCCATCAGCTCCAGGGTCTCTCTGGGATTCATGTTACCTCCGTTGGAAGGTTCGTTGGTACCTGACTGCGAGAACTCAGCCAGGTTGATTGGCTGGATCCCCTTCAGGAACGGCCTGTTGGTAAGTGCTCCACCGAACAGGACGTCACTGAACTCGACACCAGACGCGGGGTGCTTCCACCTGTCCACGTACTCTGGTGAGAAGTAACGAAAGGCCCGCTCCTTGATCTTCGTGAACGCGTTCTTCGTCCAGTCGACCAAGAGATACAGGCCATCAACTCGCGCCTCCGCTTGCTGGATCCAGCCAGCAGCTTCGGTCGTCAATTGCTTGTGGTCATAATCAATGTCGAGATCATGACCCCGCACGCCGGCGTTCGCATTCGCAGCGAAACGCACGGCGCGATCGTAGGTGATCCGGATCTTGCCGTGAACGGGGTGTTGCCACTCTCCCAACGGCATTGCCTGGATCCACGTCGGCTCTCCTTCGTTGAATTCAACACCGGAGATGTCAACGATGTACCCGAAGCTTGTGATGTCCGAATCACTGAGACTTATTGGTCCAGGGGACATCATGATAGAAGTTTACCTCCTTCAGTCCACGAGGGGCAATAGGGCACTTCAAGTGGTATTAGTCTACTGTGTCAAGGACATGTAGCCAGAAGTACAAGTACCTGTCCTTATTGCCTGCTGTTTGTCTTGCTCTGAGTTGTGCGGTCCTCAGTCCCACCGGAACGCCTGCAAGCTCGTCCGCAGTGAAAACGATCGTGATGTTAGGCGCAGTTGTAGCTCCTGTGATACCCGTTGTCTTCGTGAGTTCGGCTGCATTGCTCACCGAGCCAACCTTTAGCTCGAACGTGAACCCAGCAGCGAAGTCGATCACCGCGCCTACAGAATCTCGCCAGGTGAACTTGATGTCCTCTTCCGCGAGATTGGTTGTTTTGACTATCACCCGTACGCCTCCTACGCCTATCACGGTGGTAGAACTTGCGGACTGATAATTAAGGAGTCCTGGAGCTTCCGGTCCTTGCCGGAGCCAGTGTGGCGAGCAATCACTTGTAGAGAGTATGTGGCAGCAGCGACGCTCTCGATCTCTGTCGAACTCCACGAGATGACAAGGTTGGGAGTGTTACTTGCTCCGTCCGACCCTGTGATCCCTGTCGTCTTCTGAACTACGGCAGCTTGCCCCACCTGACCGATCCGAACAGTGAAGGTCCAGCCAGAAGTGAAGTCGATTGCAGTCCCATCACTATCAGTCCACCTGATCGTAATGTCAGGCAACTCCGCGCCCTGAATGTATTCAACTGGCATGGCTACTCCTGCTCTTGGAACTCGATTGAGTAATCCGACGATTGGTGCTCGATCAAACCACTCCCAGCCTGGATACCGAGCATGTAGCTAGCTTCCTCAAACATAATGTCGCCACTCAGTGACATGTGCGTAACTAAGTAGCTCGCGGTCGCGAACGTAATATGGAACGATTCTTCGGTGAAGTCAATCTGATGTGGGTACTCATCCGGAATAACTGATAGAACTGCTGGTGTAAGTACAATCGCACCAGCACTAAGCAACGGGAATACGATCGTAACTGCACCGACAGTCACGGTAGGACTGAGTATCACAGGGGCTGCATTGATTGCACCAGGAGTGATAGCTTGAGCAATGGAAGGTGCAAACAGCGTAGTTGCAGCATTAATAACACCCGAAGTAATGATGTACTGTACTGAGGGCTGATGTAGAGTTGCTGCGGCATTGATAACGGGTGGAGTAAGTGTGACCGCACCTACTGTTATAGTAGGCGCATGAACGTTTGCTGCGGCATTGATTGCTGGCGGTGTAAGTGTGACTTGACCGACTGCTACAGTCGGTTGGTGTAGAGTAGCTGCTGCATTGATTATTCCTGGTTCAATTAACTGAGCAACGGACGGAGCTAGGACCGTAGCGGGTGCGCTCAGTAAGTCGAACTGTATCGAAACGTCGCCAGGCTGTAGTGTCGGCTGATGTAACGTTGCGGCTGCATCCAGTACACCAGGAGTAATTATCTGCGCACCACCCTGAACAGTAGGCTCGTGTAGGGTGGTTGCCGCATTCAGGACATCGGGGAGTATGACCTGAACGACTGACGGCGCTAGCAGCGTGGTGGCTGCGTTGATTACTGGCGGCGTTAGAGTTACTGCGCCACGTTGGATAGTCGGTTGATGTAGTGTTGCAGTGGCATTGAGTACACCCGGTGTTATGATGTACTGTACTGACGGTGTGTGTAACGTAGCTGCTGCATTGATTACTGGTGGAGTGATTACAACTTCACCACGCTGGATCGTAGGTTGATGCAACGTAGCTGCAGCGTTGATTACACCTGGAATGATTGTTTGTTGGCCTGGCGGCGCAGTCAGGTATAACCGACTAGGCCGCCAGATAGGCAGTCCAGCACGCAGTCCCGGTCTTGGCCGAGCATAAAGGCGTTTCGGATATGTCACCCAAACTCACGTACGTAGACGGTTGCTTGAATCGTCACATCATCCGCGACAGTAGATAGACCACGGACGACCAGCAGCGACGTCCCCGACGACTCAGGCTCGGAGCCCTCGGGCCACCAGAAGTCGTAACCGTTGCGGACCTGGAATGCGTCCTCGTGTTTGATCGAAGCCGTCCCCGCAGACGCCAACGTCGAATTGAGGCACTCTGCGGTGAACCCCGCAGCCTGGCCGGTAGCCGAGCCAACGATCTGCGGAGTCGGGGACACGTCCGGAGTCGATCCCGATGTGGTGTGACCGGTAACGACCTCGATCCGTAGCCACTCTTCCTGCGCCTCAGCTACCTCCGAACTGGTCTTGATGAACAGTCCGTATACCTGGATCGGTTTCTCAGCTGCGGGATCGAGCTCGAACAAGTCAAGGTCAGTATCCGCTGCAGCCCAAGTTTGGTTGGTGAACGACACAGTGTAACAACGTGACATGAGCCTTCCTTAATCAGATAGGTCGGAGTGCCAACCCTCGCTCGAGGAAATGGCGTCGCGGTAACGGCGGTGCTGTGGAAGGTACGCCCGCGGATTCTTTAATCTCAACACCCATAAGGATCGTACCTGAGTTGCCTGTCGTAGAAACATCGATCCACGACACAGCTGGGTCGTTGCCCGACGATGGCTCGGGCATGATAGAGTAGCCGATGGAGCCGCTGGCAGCGTT